CCTTATTTACCGGCGGGCTTGCGTGTACGGGCCGCGGGCTTAACGTCTTCTTCCTCCGCTACCTCTTCGGACACCTTCGCAATCCACGTCGGAGCCAACGCGTCAAGTACCGCAATTTCGGCGGGATCTTCCGTTACATATTCGCCGAGCCAATCAAAGCGGACGGAATTGTCTCCGACAGCTACCGAATAGCCCGGCGTAGCTTTATACGTCGCCATTAAACAGCCTCCAACGTAGCAATTCGCGCGGCCAACTCGCCGAGAATGCCTTGAACATTAGTCGCCGTGCCCGGTCCAATAGCAGTAGCGGTAACTTGCGTCGCGGTATGTGCGTGGTTACCCGCTGCGGCGGTACTTGCAGTCGATCCAATCGCTAGACTAGACGTTCCGGCTCCGATTGCCGTACGTGCTACCGCTTGATCCGCGCCCGCCGCAATGACCGCAGGTTTACCTGTTACGTCCGCCCATGCTACGGTAGACGGGCCTTCGCCGCTGCCCTCGAGAATCTCCGCGATAATGTCGCCGAGTTTAATATCGTTAGCTGCCGGACTAATAAGGTTCAGCCGCTCTTTGTCACGTTCAGATAACGCCAATTAACGTCACTCCTTCGTTATTAATTCGTTAAAAAAGGGCCCGAAGGCCCTCCAATTAGGAAACGGAAGTCGATACGTTCTCGAGGATCGCGACTTTTTCCTTCGCGTTCTTCACGGTGATACCGTACTCGCCTCGGATCTGACGGGCAACGAAATCGGCACCGGCTGGCGAAGCGTCGACGTCCCACAATGCGCGACCTTGCAACGGAGACAGCGACAGAATCGAGCGGTCGAACAGCGCGACTTTGTTTTTAGGGAAGTTCGGATCGACTACGACTACCGCCTCGCTACCGCCAACGATATCGCCGACAACGGACGAGATGCGGTGACCTGTCGTAGTATCAGTACGGACCGTGCGGATTGTATCGCCGGCCAATTTCGTGATTTGACGGGCGCCTGCCGTATTTGTCAGAATCGTGTTAACGCTGCCGCCACGTTGGTAAACTTGCTCCATTACGTCGTTCAGCGCCTTCGCCGTCACCTCACCGCCGGCCAGGTTCGCTTTGTGCGCGCCGTTTGCGTTGGCGAAATACAATAGACCACCGGATGTCGAAGGCGTGTTCGCTTGGCCTTGAATACGGCGACCGTAGATCAGCCAGTCGTTAAGCTCACGCGTCAACTCTTGCAAACGGAGCTGAACTTGGTAGTCGAGCTCGTTCGTAACGTTGTGTGTGCGGACGGCTTGTTGCGTACCGGATACGGCTGCATAGCGCTCGATGATTTGCGTAAAGTTGTAGTCCGTGTAACGGTCATGACTTTCGTCAACGCCTACGCCGGCGCCTTGTAGTTGCGGACGGGATACGATACGGATTTCGTCACCAACCGCAATCGCAGCCGCGGTCGTACCGTCGAAGCCACGAACAACGGTGATTACGTCGCCGGCTACCGCTGTTACCTTCATGTACTCTTCGCCGGCAACTACGATCGCGTTAACGCGGAATTTGATACCATCACCGGTCGCAACGGTAATAGATGTCGCCGAATCCGATGCAATGGCCGCGGCGTTCGCACGGTTAGAATTGAGGTTATCGGACATCCACTCGTACTTCGTTTGGAAAAGCGATTCGCCGTTAAGGCCGACGAGACCAAGCAGCGTCGGAGCGTCGTTGATGATAAGCGAGATACCCGCCTCTAGTTGTCGGACTTGATCCTGGAAATCATAAGTTAATGCTGGCATTGTTTATTTCCCCCTTGATATTGGTTGTATAAAATAAAAAGACGACTAGCGCGGGGCCGGTCGTCCTCTTATTTAAGGTTAATTAGCTTATTCGATAGCTCGATTACTTTCGAAAAGTCCTTGCGTTTCTTAGCGTCTTCCAATTGCACTTCAAACGATTTCCGCTCGTCCGGCTTCGGATTGTTCGGTCCGCCAATCGGTTTCGGTGTACTTGTCGCGATCAAAAACGGTTTTGCCGCCGTCAATGCCGCGATAGCTTCCGCAACACCCGTTACACTTCCGTCATCACTTACGGATACTCCCGACTTATCCGCCAAAAGGTACGCGTCTTCGATTGCGTCCGGTAGGATATTCGCAGCAGCAGCCGCAATTTTAAACTCCGCTTTCAACAAACGTTCGTTCGCGGATTTAAGCGCTGTCTCGCGTGCTGTTTCTGCATCTGCCGCCGCCTTGCGGGCCGCTTCTAATTCCGCTGCTTGGCGTTCAGCCTCCGTCATCGCCGCTTTCGTACGTTCAGCTTCCGCGGATTCAAGTCCGGCAAGCTTCGTTTTCAGTTCGTCATAGTCAGCGTACGGTTTCTTCGCCTTCGCTTTCTCGCGGCCAATCAACGCGTCGAGTTCGTCTTGCGTCATCGTGACCGTTTTCGGTTCTGGAGGCGTTGGATCGGGGTCTGGCGTCGGGTCCGGATCACCTTCCGCAAACATCTGCAAATTTAACGGCAATCTATACTTACGTTTCGGTTCCGCTGCTACATTTTTACTCATTCGTCATACCTCCGTTTTATAAGCCCGTCGGCTATCTCCGTCAGTTTAGGGACGTATCGTAGGTCCAAACGTTCGTCTAACGTCTTGCTCTTTCGGGATCTCGCATCGGGTAGATTACGTGACCGCAATTCGGATGGAAAATCTCGTTACGTGGCAAATCGTCAATGAATCGATAGTCGCCTGGCGCCTCACGCACAAGCTTAACGACCATACCTTCGTATTTCCGGCAGGCGTCCGTTGCGCCATGACTCGATATTCGTGCGTAGAAAGCGCCTCGACCGACTGCTTCATTGGCGCGTGCGTCTCGGCTTACCCCGAGCAGTTTTGTCCGCGTCACCATATCAACGTACGTTTCCGGCTTCCAGCGTCGTCCGGCCGCGTCAATTATCCCAGTATCAACCGCGTCGCCGAGCGTCTTGCGCATGGCCGCCAGCGTATCGCGATTAATCGTTCGGCGACCGTTAATTCCGGCGGCAATGTTCGCACGCATCGATTCGGCGGTTACTTTGCGGATTGCGACTTTAACGCGCCGATCAACGTTTTGCGTAACGGCGAGTAAATCCGCCTGCGTATCGGAAACGACGGCAGCGACGAGGTCCTTGTTAATCCGGTTAAACTTCGCAATTTTCTCCGCCGCCTCTACGCTATCAGCCGCGCCGAGATCGAGTATAGCGCCGACAACGCCTTCCTTCGCCGCTTCCGGTACGTACTTCGTGACCCAGGTGGCAGACTCTATCGTAAGCGTTGCTAATATACGGGCAACTTCGCGGAGCGCTGCGGTCGAATTAGCGCGTGACATTTCCGATAGATCAAGCGATAACAGTTCCCGGCGTATCTTGGCGATTGCAGCCTTAAACGCGGCGGTCAACTCGGCTACTTGGCGGTCATAATCCGGATCGGGTATCGTAGGCATTACGCCGCACCTTCGTTGTTAAATACCGTTCCGTCAACGGTACCGTTAATGCGAGTCTCATCATCGTCCATCCGCGTTATAATTTCGTCCGCCTGCTGATCGTCGACCGCATCCATACGTTTAATAGCGGATTTGACGTCGAGCGTTGGTTTGGCGCCCGTCCGGATTGCGTACACTTCCGCCTCTTCCTTCTCGTTCTTCGGAATGCCGTCCCGCCAGTTAATTTTCGGATAAACGGGCTCGTACGCTTTAAAGCCGGTCACGCCCCGATTCGCATAGTTTTCGAGTTCCATCGCGGACCATAGCGCGTCCCGGAGCGCTTTATCGATTTGCGTCCGAATACGTTTGACCTTCGATAGAATCGGCATGAATCGTGCTTTAATCGCGACGCCATCCGTGTGCGACGTACCAGTTCCGCCTTTGTCCGCGCCGGCCATCGTTGTACCGAATAACCATTGCGGCGTTTCGGACATGACGAAAACGAGCGATAACAACGTATCCAGCTCTTTAAACGCGGCCTCTAACTGCGATTCCCACGTCATATAACCGGGCACGACGTCGCTTTTCTCGATCGCGATATATTTACCGCCCCAACGCGCCGTATCGCCGCTGCCCGTTCCGTCATCGCCAATTTCGGGCCCGTAGGCAATCGGGTCCGAATGCTTCCATAGGATATAGTCGATCTGGACAAGCCGGTCGTTAATCGCGGCTAAGACGGACTCGATTTTCTCGATATTGCCCGTACCCTTCCAATCGTAATCCACCGTTTTATATGGCGCATGGAAAACGAGCGGCCGCGGTACGCCTGTTACAACGATATCCTCGTCGCGGCCCGTCGGGACAGCGTCGCCGATTCGGAATAACGGAATATTAACGCCGTAGTCCGTGTTGACTCCGAGCGCCGTCGCTTTATAGCGTTCGTATACGATATAGCCCGGCAAATGACGCTCAACAACGAGATACGGCACCTCGTCCGTTTTCTGGCCGGATAAGATACGATCGACCGCCGCAGACGTCTCCTCGACCCATTCGATATAGGCGATATTAATAGCGGTAAATTTCTTCCGGCTTCCGGCAGCTAATTCCGGGAACACGTACGTTGTATCGACC